AGCCTACCATTACAATGATAACGGTGTTGATCCATATTTTACTGTCGATTGGGGCCGAAGTATTAATAACTATACACCAGTTAGTCCAATGTCTGTCACTGACATACTTATTGATATTGCACCAAGTGTAATTCTGGCAACCCCTCTTGTTAACGTTAAATTTTTCATCGACATACGGTTGAAAGGTGATTCAACGTGTACGTTAACTCTAAAACACATTAGATACGCAGTAACAGGGCCATAATATGAAACTAGTTCCAGGAATCAAACGAGGCTACGCAGATAGTTTTGAACGTGCGTTAGAAATAATCACTCATGCTAATTTAATCCAAGATCATCATAATGCTGATCCGTCAGACGCTAAAAGCGAACCATGCGGCGTTTGGCCCATGGGTGTGCAAATGGAAGCTGATAGCGAATACATCGCTACTAACTTAATTGAGCTGAAAGCATTATGTGAGCAAGGAATCGCAGCATCACCAAATGGAAAGGTGGTTATCATGGAAGTTGAGTGCGAGGTATGTGGACAAGATGCTGACGGAAATGATGTAAAAGTTTGCTCCGAAGTAATAGCTCAACGAATCGACTGCGCGGGTAATTGTTGTTGACAACTATGTCAATGATTAGTTAACATGGTGTTTCTGTAGTTGAAAAGGTGAATTACATGTTGGAAATCTCACAAGATCTTGTTTTCGCATCTAGTCAGACGAAAAATTCTGTCAGGGTTCCCAAGTTAGATAATAATTGGGAATTATTATCAGATGTTTTATGGATGTATCTAGCTGAACGCGGTGTCAATCCTGATATTGTTGAAGATTTTGACGAGTGTGTTGTCAACATGCAGCAATATGGAGAGAAAGACAATACAGTTACATTTTATCATTTTTCCATCAAAGGGGTTTAACACGACTTGCATATTTACCAGTAATTTGAGAGACTGGAATTCGTAAGCTGGAAACTTACCCGACAAACCAACCTAACGGAGAAGTAAAAATGCGTGATTTAAATGATTATGAATTAGAAGCAGTATCTGGTGGTGATTTACATATCCCAGATGACATCGATCTTCCTCCCCCACCAAGCGGTGGTGAATAATGATTGAACTTAATGAGTATGAAGTAGAGGAAGTTTCTGGCGGCGTGATTGCAGCGCCGGTCATAATCGCTGGCGTATGTTGTGGTGAAGATCATGATTGAGTTAAACGAGTATGAAGTAGAAGAAGTTTCAGGCGGAGACGGTGAGAGCAACATTAACCAGCCAATTCCACATCCGTAACTACGTAACTAAATGATAAATCAACTTCCCTAAGGGGGTGATCTGCATCTACTAAAAACCCTGGAATTATCTGGGGTTTTTTTTATCTGTCTATTGACAATCCCGTCAACAAGGTCCATAATACTTGTAAGTTAATCGTCGGGGGAATGATTATGGTGGCAAGTGATTATAATTACATGGTGAGAGAGCAAAGAATTAACGCCAAACTATGTAAAAAGAAATCAGAACGAATCAAACGCGGTGCAGTCATCATCTTGATTTTCTTGACGGGTAACGCACTAATTAATCTAGCTAGTTGAGTTGAGGGAAACTATGAGCAGTCCTGAAGAAAGAAAATTGATGAAGGGTACCGAAAAACACATACGTGTTCCATGGTGGGACAAATTACCGGTTAAGGGTAGGAAATCAAAACAATGGTGGGATGATTACGAACCGTCTGATGATATGAGAAAGCACATCGCATCACTTGGGTTAACCGCTGACAAAGAAGCGAGCTATCTAAATCTGAAATTCTGGGTTGATACAGGATGGGATGAAGAAACTTTAATACATTACGGCTACATACAGAGGAAACCAGGACGATGAGTATAATTGACGACGATGATCACTATCTTCATCAAATCGAGTGGGATATTGATGACGAACTTGAACCTCTCCCAGAACCAGATGATTATGATGGTGAAACTTGGGACGCATTCAGAGGACCAGAATCATGATCATTACAGCCATATTAATATATTTATTCATTGTGTTGATGTTTTATGTGTTTCAACGAAAACTGTTGTTTCGACCGACTGCGGATGGTTACACACATATAGACTTTGGCAAAGGATTGCATGGTAAGGTGTTGAACCCGGACTATGAAATTGACGCAATTATTTACTTTGGTGGGAACAATGAGCAGATCCTCGACAACTTCGAGAGTGTGTTCCCCGACCACAGTGTTTACCTTATACCTTACCGGGGATATAGCGGCAACCCTGGTAAACCGACTGAAGCGGGACTATTTGAGGATGCTGAGTACATCTACGATTTGGTTTCTCGTGATCATCAACGGAACGTCACCGTCATTGGTCGCAGCCTGGGTTCTGGTGTTGCTGCACACATTGCATCGGTCAAGCCGGTTCATCGATTGGTCTTGATAACACCGTATGACAGTATCGAACGAGTGGCGTTCGATCATTATCCTTTCATGCCGATGTCGTTGATAGTCCGTGACAAATTTCGTTCGTATGAGAAAGCACCGGCAATTGTGGCACCAACTATGATAATTATTGCTTGTTGGGACCAAACGATTAAATACGGACGTGTGAACAGCCTGATGAAAAGTTTCAACACTGGTGTTATTCAGTCATTGTTGTATTGTGATTGCAATCACACTGACATTTTAGAACATATTCAATACGATGACGTGAGGAAATTTTTATGATTAATTTAAAAGATTACAAAATGAAGAAAGTGAGAGCTATGACGAACAGTGAACGTAGTACTCATTACCATAAAGAGTATGTGAGAGCTAAACTGATAAGCTTGACGGGTCAAAGCGCTAAAATATACAACTTAACGGGTGAGGGTAAATCATGAACATTGAGAAAATCTTAGAAGATCATAAAAAGTGGTTAGCAAATGATCCGGATGGTCATCGTGCTTACTTGCGGCGTGCTTACTTACGGTACGCTGACTTACGGTACGCTGACTTAACGGGTGCTTACTTACGAGGTGCTGACTTGCGAGGCGCTTACTTACGAGGTGAGGGTAAATCATGAACATTGAAAAACAACAACTGTATGATGCTACAGCGTTAGTGTTTGAACATGAAGAAGACTTCATCAAAACGTTTGCATCTTCTTTCAATCATGGAGAGGTTGATACCATTGAAGGGTTTTGGATGTCTGGTACAAACTGCTTAGTTAGAGTGTATTACAGTGAACATTTCGATGATTCGACAGTGTTCATTCAGACAGAAGATTTCCTTGATTGGTTGGAGGGTAAATCGTGAAAATTACATCAAAACAGTTATCTGAGTTAGAAAATTATGTGGAACTAGAACGTTCAGAAATAGGTGATTATCTATCGGTATTACTTAATCTGCATCAATTTCCTGAGTCATACGGTAAAAGCCCGGAACTTCAGCCAGCCATCGATAAGGAACTTCTCCATTGGTTGGATAGATTCAAAAACGAAACCAGGATTATTGAGGTTGTTGAGACACGAGCGGATGTGGTTTATGACAGATTGCTGTGGTTGATATGAAGATAGATAACTTAGATATTTTAAAAACGATAGCTAATGAGATGATTAACATCGCTGAAACTGAAGGTCTTGATGAATATCTTAACTCCAAGGCTATAAATTTCATGTATCAACGTATGCAGGATCTTCAAAGTGCTGCGGAAACCATTCTTGAAATACAAGCTATAAAAAATTCAACCTTCAATGCTAAAACATACGATAATGAACGCAAGAGTCAACGAGATTCTATAGCTCGAAACCTTGAAGCCTTGAAGCCTTGGTTGAAGCCTTGAGCGCTAGGAATACAAAGGTCGAAAATCGGCCTACCTTTGTATCTGCTTTGTAAATCACTTTTCCCTTTATTTATCAATAGTTTACCTCTTTAAAAGTACAAAGTACAAAGTACAAAGGGGTTACTCCATTCCCCCCACAATACACTTCATTTCTTACGCGCTACGTAGCCTTCAAGCCTACGATCTACACCATTAATATGTGTGCATATACACCAATATATATATATACCTTTGTACCTTGTATTATTAGAGAGATAAGTGATTGTTTTGTAAAGAGAAAAACGATTTACAAAGCTTGTACAAAGGTCGATTTAGCTTTGTACCCTTTTGTATTTCTTGTGAAAGCGGTTATACTGTGGGTATGAGCCAACGTACCCCAACAGACCATGAAATTAACATTCTTGCCAGTGAGTTTATTCTCCACGGCGATCAAGTGCGCGCCTGGCGTTTAGCATTTCCTGATTCTAAAGCTAACCTGGATGCCCAATATGTGAACGCTTCAAGAGCGTTTGCTGATCCTAAGCTACGGCTAAGGATTATGGAACTTCAAGATTTGTCGAAAAAACAGTCTGAAGAAGAATTCACAATGACCGTGGCTGAACTCAAAAAAGTGCTTGCCAAGGTGATGAAGCAAGGAGTTAATAATGGTAAATTAGCGGCCGTGGTATCCGCTGTTGCCACGTTCAACAAGATGGACGGTAACGATGCACCGGTCAAACAAGAGCACGTCATGGAGGTTACCAGGAAGGTGATCCGCGTCCGTACTAAGAAAGTTGACAAGCCTGACAACGACGAGTAATATCGATAGTTCATTCAACCAAGGTGAAAAGAGATATGATGAAATTAATTAAGACTTATCCCGTTTATGCAACAATTGTATTGTTAGGTGTTACATCGGTAATTTGCCACGTGCTTGTTAATTTAAGTTAGAACGAACTGAACCGCTAGAAATAGTCATAGGCGTAGAGTGTGCCGCAAGCCCTTGAAATCGATAAGACACACCCAGTGCTAAACCCTTTAATTAGGGTTTTTTTATATCTAGTTGTTGACAACACCGTCAATAGTATGAAATAATGTACTTACTGAGACGCAACGAGATAAACATCATGAGAGAGTTGATAGATATAGTAGCCTTTTACGAGATACATAAAAATAAAAAGTCATTCTTAATCATAAGTGTTAATTTTGCAATGAGAGAATATCTCTCTGGGTACGGATTCAAGGCTACTAGAACCAATACTCAAACGCTAATGGATATGAGAACACCGTTATCTGGTAACGAAGTGTTTCTTAACGGATTATTGGTTGATTAATTAGGGTTTAGTTGTTGACAACACCGTCAATAGTATGAAATAATGTACTTACTGAGACGCAACGAGATAAACATTATGAAAACTTACCAAATCCCAACAAACTTGAACATTAACCACCTTAGAGAAGAATTCAAAAAAAACATCGAAAGCCTTAAAGCTGATAATAGCGATGTTAAAAAAATTGATAGAACAAGATACACATATAAGAAAAGCGGCCAACTATGAGCCGTTTTACCTGGGCAATTGATGGTCACGGTACTAAACATTATCTTTGCGATTATTGTTTCCTAGTTTTCGGTGATGTTGATCCAGATACAATAAATCATCAGTGTGACCCGTCTAAACCTCGGTATCATAATCGCAATCTAGTTGTTGACAACACCGTCAATAGTATGAAATAATGTACTTACTGAGACGCAACGAGATAAACATTATGAAAACTTACTTAAACAATCTTTTAAACGAAAAAGGCATTAACAGAGAATTACATTTAGACATCGAAGGAAATAGCGGTTTAAATATCATTCCGCTTCAAATTGTCGTCGATGCGATTATCAATACAAACAAAGAAGAACAAAATCAAATCAAAAAAACGTTAGTGATGATTGACTTCAAAAACGGTGATGTGATGCACTACATAAAGCATTTAGCGCAAGCAATCGCAATCTAATCATGGGTGAAAGAGAGTTATTCAATCTCTTTCACAAAATGCCGAATGGTAAAGAAACTATACGATCAAACAACAAGAGGATTAAATCATGAAAAAACCAACATTTACTGAACGTTTGGCCCGTCATGGCCTGGATGGTAAAGTTAAACCAAAGAAGGTTGTTGACAAGCCCGTCACTAAAGAGTAATGTTCGAATTGAGGTTGGGGCACGTATGAAGGAACACGGTTGAGACCCAACCAATAGTCTGTGGAAACTTACGGGCAAGGATAAGTGCGCAAAGTTCCAATACTTACGAAATTGGCAAACCAGTGAGAGGGTGGAAAACCCTTACCAAATCAATCAAGGGGGAAATGATCAAATGACCAACGAAGATGAAGACAAACAACGAATAGTGTTAATCACTGCTAGGCTTGAGGGTAAGATTATTCAAAAACTGACAAGTCAGGCCGAATGGTGCGAATGTTCTCACACTGATTCTTTTGAACATCCTGAAAACTACAGAATTAAACCTAATGATCCTGTTTATATAGTGGTGCGCGCTGCCTGCACCACGCTTGGTTTTGAATGTATCGAAGGTGTGTTCAAAAATGAGTTTGATGCTATTGAATATTATAATCATCTAAAGAGTCTTAAAACATATGGTGCTAAATATGAAATAAGAACCTGCGAGGTGAAATGATGGATATTTTAATTTTCTTAGCGTGTGGTTTAATTATTGGGTTCATTTTTCGTCAGTTCAAAAGAACGTCAATGCACAGCATCGGCGGTAAATCGTTGGGTGATGGTAAGATTGTATTTTTCGATGAAGAAGAAAAAAAGGCTATAGTGTACGCTGATGAAGAATACACCATACCGTTAATGAATCCCGTAAGGCTTGACAAATACGGTGGTCATCCAAAGGTTTATATTTCTGAATTCTGCTATGCTGGGTTTTTAACTAGCGACGGTAAACAACTTGGTCACGGTGAGATACATAAAATGGGTGAATTTCTCTGTATAAACAATCTCCATACGTACGGTGATTATGAAATCAAGACTAGATACTTATGGCGTGGTTAAACGTAAACGATTATTTACCTGGTAGCGAAGATGAGATAATCATCTACTTCATCAATGAGAACGGTGAAGGTGTAACAACAGCATATTTTTTCGACGATGAATTTCACATCTATTTCGACGGTGAGTGGTTAGACGCAAACGGTGTCACACATTGGCAATCACTGCCAGGGCCACCATTATCATTAATTTAACGGGGATAACAGTATGACTAACAAAGAACTAGACGAACTCAGACTAAAATTTATAACTGCTAGGCTTGAGGGTAAGGTTATACAATTTAGAGATGATTGCCCATATAGCACCATCGACTGGATTGATTGTCTGGATAACTCATCAACACCCCATATGCACCCAGATTTATGCAGAATCAAACCGGCCGAAGTGGTCTATGTTGTGATGATAGTACCAAGAACGTCAGGTGGTGAATACATTGACGAAATATTCAAAAATTTGGAATCAGCTACTAAGTATGTTGAAACTAATCGCGATGTAGAATTAGATATCAGAGAGATTGAAATCAATAGTTGACAACACCGTCAACTAAGTATAATATACTCCTTACTTACTTAATTCACGGGGATTATCATCATGTTGTACATTACCTTAGTAGTTTTAACATTGGTTTTATTAGAGTTCCGCGCGCCTAAATACGCTAAGTGGGAGAGACATTTAGAAGATGTTGAAGCTTACAATCAAGCGTACCATTACGGTAAATTGCAAATCAAACAAGTGCAAGTAGTGAAGAAACCAAAGAAGAAGAAGAAGAAGACGGTTTTTCGAATGAATCCAACAACCGATGTTAACGGGCTTCTTGGTGTTCGTGTATTCTACAAGCAAGGATTTTTTGGTAAAACTAGATCTCAAGTGTTTGGTGATGAGTCACTTGCTCAAGAATTTATCAAAAAGGTTGGGTGATTAAGTCAACATAGTTCACCGTAAAAGTGGTTTTCGTTAAGGTGTGACCAGGATTATTGAATAGAAGACGGGGGTTGTGCCCTGCTGACAATGAGAATAATCACGGTGAACTATGTTGATTTATGGTGTAGAGGCTGGATTGCCACGCGTAGCTGCGAAAGAGAGGTTCAATTCCTCTGCTGGATTAATAGCAGGTTCGAAGCCTGCCTACACCACCATTTAAGACCCGCGATCACTGGACGTGTAAGGGATCGCGGGTTCGATTCCCCGTCGTGGGCCAACAACTGGAGAAGTTTATGAAGATGATGACAGAGAATATATCAGTCTTGTTCATAGCGATCGCATCAATGATTGCGCTCACTATGTTCGTTGATTTCAGCGATCGCATCAACAACGATTGTGTCAATTACACTATTCGTCTCGTGGATGTATTCAAACATGATGTGAGTGAGTACACTTTAGCAGGTGATAAAGTGTTATTCACAGATTATCATACAAACAAAGATATCATCGCGTACAAACAGAATGTAATCGAGATTGTGGATAATAACTGTAATAACAGGGAGTTAGGGGAATGAAATTAGAACAACTAGAACAACTAATTGCTGAAGAATTTGAACGGGATTGCATCGAAGATTGCGATAAACGGATAGAACTTAGTTTTATTATATCTCTTTGTCACAAAATCATGAGTGGTCGAATCAAAGAGTTGGATGTTGATAAAACTTACATTGTCAATTCGTATGCTAAAGAAAAAGCTAAGATGATGCTTAAGATTGGCAGTCTTAAGAAGTCAGTGGGTATTTATGAAGACTGTGTGCGAATCAAAGAGTTGGAGTCTGAGTTAATGCTTGATAACAAGGTTTCAAATAGTTACATAGAACAAATCAAAGAGTTGGAAGGTGAGGTTGTGCGATTAATGGACAAAGTTGGTGGTCAAGATAGACATACAGCTATAAGAATTTTAGAGAACCCGAAGTGGTCTACACTCATGAGTGAACAAATCAAAGAGCTTACAGAGTGGAAAAAACAAGCTACTGAATTACATTTCAATCATTCGGAAGTCTTTGAATATATGTTACGTAATGAAAATTGTAAACTGGGAGTTTCAATCAGTTCAGAAGCGTTAAGAGTGTTCAAAGAGTTAGAGTCTCAAATTCACAACATGAAACGAGATGATGAATAGACTCCCTGAGCGATAACGGGGAATTAATCTATTGACAATCCCGTCAACAACGTTTAAACTACTCATAAGTTAATCGAACGAGGTGAAGAATATGTTTTTTATTTATTGTTGTATAGCACTAGCGGTTCAAACAGTGACTTATGTTTATTTATCGGCATTTCGTCGGGATGAGTATAAACGTATATTATTGTTAAGTATTTTAATCGGTGTTCTTCCAATTATAGCACCATTCATGTTAGGAGATGATCGCAATGAAGGGTGAATATATATTCAGAAATGGTGTTGATATACACGGTTTATTCGGTGTTCGAGTATGGTTCAAGAAAAATTGGTACACTCGGGCGATTGTAATCGCAAACAAAGGTTTCAGTGAGCTTTTCTTCGATACCGAAAGTTCAACTGGTTTAGCGAAAGCGCAACATTATGTGAGGATGTCATTATGACTGAAACAGTATTATCCATAATTTTCGTGATACTCATACATATGGCAATCGATTATTTAGTATTGCTGAAAAAAGGGAGGATTGACGATTTAGAATCTCGATACAATCATGTTAAGGACAGGATAGCGAAAGATAAAATATCTCAATCTGAGCTTGAACATGAATTGTCAGAAATAACCAAAGGCTGTCGAAAAGAATGAAATCGCGAGGTGAGATACTAATCGAATCGTAAATAATGTATAATATCAATACTTAAAAAACAACTATAGATATTTGAGATGATTAAAAACATAGTCGGTTCAGCGGTTAAATCTTTCATTGTTGGTTCGGGCTCAGAAGCAGAAGATGAACCATATAGTTATATGCTTGATGATAACCCGCTAGGTTTCTGGACTTTAAACGAGGATTATTCATCGGATGCCACAAACCTAGCCGACCCAGGAACATTAGATGGCACAATAGGATCAGCAGCAACATTTGAAACTGACTTAGACGGAATATTCACAGATGGTGTTTACGGATTCACAGGTGAAGTGGTCAACTCAATGATACAAATCGGCAATGACGTAAGCGTTCAACTGACAGAAGGCACAATTGAAGCGTGGGTTAATACTACTGACGCAGGATCAAGTTACAGAGGGATATTTGTTAAGCAGGGAGCTTTCGGTCTCTTCATGGTTAACAACGTTCTAGCAACTTACGACTCAACAGCAGGAGCATTGCGCTCGACAGGCGTGTCAATAGATGACGGCGATTGGCATCACATAGCAATGACGTTTACCTCTGGGGTAACTAATGGCGCAAAAGTGTATTTAGATGGAGTTCTGTCATTAACAACAAGAATAGAGGTTAAGTACACAGATAGAAGTTTAAATATAGGTACGGGTTCGTTTGGCGGTGCAACTGAAAGATTTATCGGACAAATAGCTCGACCTGCGATATTCAGCTCAATATTAAGCCCTTCTCAAATTTTAGCGCATAGCAACAACCCACCAACATAACCAAATGAATTGACAAATTCGTCAAAGATAACTAACATCTAATGTTGAGTTATCATTAGAGGTTCGCATGGGTGAGGCGTTTGTCATAGGTTTTATATTCGGAATGTTAGCAGGTGTTTGCCTCGCGATGCTGATGATGGATCCATCCAGGCAATACATTAAGGAACTAGAAAAAAAGAAACACGATAAAGAATGAGCGCATTAGTAGAAGAGTTCGTTGATGTCGATTGCGCTGAACCTTTAGAGTTTCTATGGGAGAAAAAACGGTATAAAATCATATATGGTGGTCGTGCTGGTGTTAAATCCTGGGGTGTTGCTCAAGAACTCATAATACGAGCATATGAAGGTAAAGTCAGAATTCTTTGCGGCCGTGAAATCCAAAAATCAATTAAAAACTCAGTAATCAAGCTTCTTAGCGACACAATAGAACGTCTTGGTCTAACTGACTACTTCGATGTTCAACGTAATGCTATCTATTGCCCATCGACAGGATCAGAGTTCATGTTCGAAGGCTTGCACATGAATGTAGCGTCAATCAAATCAATCGAATCTGTGGACATCGTATGGATAGAAGAGGCTGAGAACATCAGTGAGAACACCTGGGATACATTGATCCCGACTATTCGTAAGGCTGGTTCAGAGATTTGGATTACGTTTAACCCCAGGCTTGCAACTGATCCAACGTATGAGCGATTTATCGCGCCTTACCTTGTCGACATTGATGAACATGGTTTTTATGAAGATGAAGACTTGTTTGTTCGAAAAACTAGTTACAAAGATAACCCATGGTTAACTGAAGAATCTCGAAAGGATATGGAGCGAGACAAGGCGAGAGATTACGACAAGTACCTTTGGATCTGGGAAGGTAATTGTCTCAAGCATACTGAAGCTAGAATATTTGCCAATTGGGAGATTGAAGAGTTTGACACACCTGACAACGCTCAACTCATGTTTGGTGCTGACTGGGGATTCTCTCAAGATCCGACAACGCTCAATAGATTATTCTTTGATCACGATAAACGTATATTGTACATTGATTATGAATCGAATCAGATTGGTTGTGAGTTGAACAATCTTCACATATTGTTTGATAAAGTACCAGGATCACGTAAACATAGGATTCGAGCAGATAACGCGCGCCCTGAAACGATTAGTTACATGAATAAAACTGATGGGTTTGATATTGTTGGAGCCAAGAAAGGACCAGGTAGCATTGAAGACGGTATCGAATTTCTGAAGAGTTATGATATCAAAGTCCATCCTCGTTGTAAGAATACAATATTTGAACTAACTAATTACGAGTACAAAGTAGACAAGCAAACTGAAGAAGTGCTTGATATCATTGTAGATAAACACAATCATCACATGGATGCGATGCGTTATGCCACCGAACCATTGTGGCACGGTGGGCGAAATGTTAGAGTAATGGTTGTTTAAAAATAAGAGAGGAATCAAATGATTAGTATAATTTTAGAGATTGCCGCGTGCATTATAGCCGCGTTGTTTGGTCTTGGTGGTGTCATTATTGGTCTTTCATACGATAGTACAATCATGATATTGATCAGCGGTTCGCTAATCTCGTTTGTAGTGATTTACTTGTCGATGCTCGCTGAAGTAATGCAGGGTAAACAATCGGGTTACAAGATTACGATATGTAAAGTGCTCAATAAATTAATTTATGTTACCATAGTGGCACAAGTAATTTCAGCCGCTTTAATGGTCTAATCTATGTTATATCCCGAAAATTACGGTTTAGAGAAAAAGAATTACATAGCACCTGTCAACATAAATACATCATTTGCTGATTTTTTATTGACGGGCGGTAATAGTGATTTGTCAATGATTGCAGTCATACAGATGTATATGGATGCAATGCCGTTTTTCAATGCTGTCGATGTGAGAGCTAAACATTATTCACAAATACCGATGCGCGTTCGTGATAAAAACACGAACGCTTTTGTCGAGAATCACCCATCTATAGAACTATTAGATAATCCGAACGCTGATGTGTCGGGTCTAGAATTTGCAATTGAGATGTCTAGTTTCTTAGACATCACCGGTAATGCGTTCGTAATTGCGACCGGTCGAGTTGAAAAATCTCCACATGAACTTGTGAATATCCCCCCTCAAAACATTACCTTTGGAACAGGTACTAAATTTGGTGTAATGCACGTTCCAGACTGGATCCAGGTTACAACGTCAACGAATGGTTTGTCAGAAATGTTTTTTGCCGAGGAAGTTCGAGAAGGCGATCAGTCAGTTGTTAGGTTTTATAATAAGCTTAGAAACAAAGAATTATGGCACATACGACTATTTAACCCTAAACGGAATTCTGGTAATTTCTGGGGAATGAGTAAAGCACGACCTATTTTTCTAGAAATACAACAGTACCTCGCAGGTAACAACAACAATTGGTCAATGTTAAAGCGCGGTACTCGGTTATCGACAGCATGGGTAAACAATCGAGGTGAAGAACTCACGGATGTACAGTGGGGTCGTTTACAAGAAGAAGCAAACAAGTACAAAGGTGACACCAACGCCGGTGGTACTCCAATCCTTGACGGTATGGACGTTAAAGATATTCAATCTAAAAATACTGATATGCAGTTCAAAGAACTTCAAGAATCGATGTTGGTGCGGATTTCAATTATTTACGGTATACCGCTTGCAATGTTGACGGTTGGAGCAATGACACTCAATAACCTAGAGGTTAGCGGATTACAGCTCTATGATAACGCTACTTTACCGCACACGAACTACCTGTACGAAGAATTGACTAGATTTTTACTACCGCGATATGATAACTCAGAGAATTTAAAATATTCGTTCAGTGAGTTCGATATTCCGTCACTGCGGCCACGATTGTTAGATAATGCAACTAAACAGAAGTCACTGAACGTTAATACTATCAACGAGATAAGAACAATCATTGGTGATGATGATACTAGCGAGGGCGGCGATATAGTGTACATCCCTTCGTCTTTGGTTCCAGCTGGTACTGATTTTCTCGAAGATCCTGAACCGACCGACTCGTTAGCGAGTGATGACGATGCCAGCTAGTGAATCATCAAGACGGCAAGCTAGAAAAGATCTAAGATCGAAGATTAAACTTGAAAAAGATTTTATCCGTAAACTAACGCGTTTGAACAATCGGATTGTTAGAAAAATGATGCTTGAGTTTGCCAGTAAGGGTATTGTGTTAAATGCCCGAGAGTTTGAACTTGAATTATCAGCATTGTTAGAAAATCAGTATGGTCGAGCTCAGAAAGTATTCGATGACCAAATTAGGGACGTACTACCCAAAGATTTAGAATCGACAGATAATGAAGATGCTGCGATAGCTTTGGCGCTAGGATTATTTTTTGCGGATAGGAAGATATCTCAATCGCAGATAATCACGAGAACTAACCAGAAAGATATTAGTTCTTCTATTGTGCAGGCCGATGAAACTTTACAAGATGCGGCCGATATTGGGGAAATCGTTACTAATCGAGAAGTTGCCAAAAGTGCTGGTACATTATTACGGCGTAAACTGAAGAGTCGAACCAGTGTGATTGCGGCAACAGAAATACAGGTTGCCGCAGAAACATCTAAAGCGGTTGAAACAGCGGTACTAACCAGGAATCAAGCATCATTGCCGAGATTCGAGTTTAGATTCTCTGTTCCTCAATTACCGTTAGGGTTGCCACCACCTGAATTTGAGAAAGAATGGGTAACATCTGGCGATGAAAAGGTTCGGCGGAAATCAACAGGTAAATTTAGTCATGTTAAGGCAGATGGTCAAAAGGTAAAGATCAGCGAGTCTTTTATTGTGAGCAATGAGTTGTTAAGAATACCAGGTGATACAAGTCAAGGCGCTAGTTTAGGCAATGTGATCAATTGTAGATGTGCTAGTGTCAGAGATCGAAAAGGTGTGTTGAACGCTAGAAAAGCAATTTTTGAAGCCGAAACACAATTAGAATTGGAAACTGAAGTCGCCCTTCCTGAGTTTGGGTTTAGTTAGAGACTTGCTTAAACACTCACGAATGGTTAGAATTACATATTACAGAGGATTTGAAACCGTGAATTTGAAAAAGAAATCAGGCTTAGACAGAATAGATGTACCTTTTGAAATAAAGAATCTGTTCGACGATGATGTCGATAGTGATTTTTTTATCTTCGAGGGTTTCGCTTCCACTTTTGGAAACTTGGATTTAGTTGACGATATCGTCATGCCAGGCGCGTTCAATAAATCTATTGAGAAAACATTACCCGTTATATTGTGGCAACATAATAGTAATGAACCAATCGGAATGACTGCTGAAATTAAAGAACTCCCACAGGGTTTATTTATTCGAGCAAAGTTGCCGAAAGATGACAGCTTCGTCAAGAATCGAGTCATGCCACAATTACGCATTGGTTCAATCAAATCGATGTCCATTGGTTTTATTGTAGTAGACCAAGAGATTGATCTGGACGATGGTAGAATTAGAAGATTGACTGAAGTTGATCTAAAAGAAGTTAGTTTGGTGACGTTTCCCGCTAACGAGCAAGCGGTTATTACCGATGTTAAAAAAATTACAGTCGATGATGTGAAAGAAATCACAACACGACGCGAATTTGAGAAATTCCTACGGGAAGTAGGATTGTCAAAAACTGCGGCCGAAATGGTCGTATCCAATAAGTTCAATGAGTCTTTACAGGGGGATCCTGTCGATGATGATCTTGAGCTGAAAAACGCGCTAAAAGCCATGACTGAAAAGTTTGATGAAAAAATGGCGCTTAGTGAACTCAGTAAAATTTCAAAAAAGGTGAATACCCATGTTAGATGAAATCAAAGCACTTGGTGAAAAAGTTGAAGCATATTCAAAAGCAACAATTGCTGCTCAAGAAGCTTCAACAGAAAATGAAAAAAAGAACGATAGCTTAATCAAAGTTGTCGAAAAGAAAGCGGCTGAAGATGCTGCTAAAATCGCGGATGAAATGCAATCAATGAAACAAGAAGTTGATTCTGTCAAGAAGACTGCTGAATATATTGAGAAAGCAGTTTCTCGAATCGGTGGGTCGGATAACGGAAGCAATAACGAAATGGAATTGAAAGCCGCTGATCAAACCGCTCGTTTCTTACGAACTAATCAAGTAATGGATAATGATGTTGCTGAAGCTGTTGTGCGTGCTATGTGTGAGAAATCATTCATCGGTGTTAGTGCTGAACGAAGAGAACACGAAATTAAAACGCTTATAGCTGGTGTAAATCCTCAAGGTGGTTATTTTATCCGTCCTGAGCGTTCAGCCACAATGATTAAGCGGATTTTCGAAACATCCCCAATTAGAAACATTGCTAATATTGAAACTACTGCTTCTGATTCAATGGAATTTGTCATTGATGATGATGAAGCAACTAGCGGCGGATGGGTTGGTGAAACCAGTTCTCGCGGTGAAACAGCAACGCCAGATATCGGATTGATTACTATTCCAGCTCATGAGCAATTCGCTCAACCTAAAGCAACTCAGAAAATGTTAGATGATGCGGGTTTCGATATTGAATCTTGGTTGTCTCGCAAAGTTACAAGCAAAATGTCTCGTACTGAGAACACTGCTTTTGTACTCGGTGACGGATCTCAGAAAGCTAGAGGTTTCTTGACTCTTGATGCTTGGGCTTCGAATGGTGTTTATGAACGTAACAAGATTGAACAGGTTTCATCTGGTGCCGCTGCTGATTTTACCGCTGATGGTATCAAAAATTTACAAACTAGTTTAATCGAAGAGTATCAAGCTGGTGCAGTATTTGGCATTAAGCGTGCATCTTGGCAGAACATTATCACTTTGAAAGATGGTAACGGTGCTTACTTGTTAGATCCTCGAAGTATGAAAGTCGGTGACGATTTGACATTACTTGGTAAACGCGTAATTTTCATGAACGATATGCCTGCGATTGCCGCTGATGCGTTAGCGTTAGTTTACGGTGATTTTTCAATGGGTTACACTATTGTTGACCGAATCGGTTTTAGAGTTATTCGCGATGATGTAACGGCTAAACCGTTCATTAAGTTTTACACAACTAAGCGAACCGGTGGTGATGTTACTAATTATGAATCTCTTAAGATTCAGAAATTAGAAGTGTAATTTTAACTTAACTGAAATATTGGAGAAAAAATCATGGCAGTTAAAGATATTCGAAGCAACCTTAAACAAAATGTTGCTTTAACCGTAGCACTTTCAACAGACACCACTACAAATGGTGCCGCGATTGATACCGCTGATTATGAACTCGGTTTAATGCTCACCCCTTATGTGAACAACTATACCGATGGTACTTATACTTTCACACTTGAAGAATCTGTTGATGCGGCGTTTACTTCGCCGGTTGCGATTGTTGACGGTAGTGATAAGTTGATTGGCACGCTTGCAGCATTGGTGAAAACATCCGCTGATGCGTCAGCGTCACAGCTTGCAACTCTTGGTGTTATCAGCAACCTTCAGTTTGTCCGAATGAACGTTGTTTCAACATCTACATCAACAGGTGCGGATGTTGCGGTAATCGTCAGTCAGAAAGGTGAAAATTTACCTATAGTGTAACTTAACCAAGCAAGCCGCTTTCGGGCGGTTTTCTTCTTGACTGAAAGGTTAGACAAATGAAAGAAGTATTTATTTTAAAACATTGCACGTATGCTCAAGATAAGCCACATTTATCACATCTGAATTTTAAGATGGGTGAATCACGCGCTTTACCTGGTTACATGGTTGACTCTATGATTAAGAATGGTGACGCTATGATTAAACCTGAGCGTACTTCACTGGTTGAACCTGAAATTAAAGAAACTGTTTCAGTTGAACCTGAAATTAAAGAAAAACCCAAGAAACGGGTTAAAGCTAAAAAGGTAAGTAAATCATGACTGCAAATGTAGATAATTATTTCGAACAGTCGATTGGTACAGATAATAAACTTGTACTTGGTGGATCTGTTGAAAGTGCAGCGGGCGCGAATCTGAAAACTAAAATCGTAACTGTGGCTATTGGTGATGTATCAACAGCCGGGAGTGTTTGGTGTGTTCCTGGTATTGCTGGAACTATCGTTAAAATCAGCAATGTTATTGACGCGGCAATCACTAGTGCGGATGCTGGGTTAACGTTTGAAATCGGTGGAACGGCGGTTACTGGTGCAGCAATCACAATTGCTAACGCAGGTTCGGCGGCTGGTGATGTAGATCAATCAACTCCGAGCGCATTGAACGTTATTACTGCGGCTGAAGCAATTGAAATTGTGAAAGATGGATTGAGTAGCACAGCTTCTAACGGTGTTGTTGCTTTAGAAATCTTGCCATCGTAATGACGTATAGAGCTTTCACTTACGAGGTGACAGTTCCGCCTGCGGGTTTAGCTGTTCCCTTGGCAACTTTTAAACTGCACGCTAAACCAAGTGCGTCGACTAGCGATGATTTATTGACGTTGTATCTCGAAGCGGCTATAAAATATGCCGAGGAATTCACTCGGAGAGATTTTATAAATCGCACATATAAGACTTTTCGAGATATTTTTCCAGGTTCCCAGGTTTACGACTTATATTCTCTATCGAATACTGGTAATGTGGGTTTTGAGTTACGTCGTTCTAAGTTACAATCAATCACAAGTGTTAAGTATTTGGTGAGTGATGTGTTAACGACAGTTGCTACATCGGTTTATTATAATACGTTCGAGAATGACTATTCGAAAGTTTTGACTAAACCTGACCAGTCATGGCCGACAGATGCGGATAATCGTTTACAAGCGATTGAAATTACTTTCGTTGCTGGGTTTGGTGCAACTGATGCTGATGTTCCTGATTGTTTGCAGCAAGCAATTATGTTACACGCCACGCAGATGTTAGAGAATCGCGGTGATTGTGACGACTTAAACGTTAAAGATACTGTACCCGCAGCGGCGAAGGTAATTTATCTTCAGAACAGGATTGAGAACTTATGACAGTATTATTAGATAATGTAACAGCGAATGTTGAAGGTGCAGCCGTAGCGAAACGCGGCGGTCCAGCCGTAGTAATTGTTCGAGGTGACACTTACGATAGCGGAACAGTGAATATTCAAATGGCTAGTGTTAATGATACTGTTGCGGGGCCGCGTTTTTCAACGCTTACAGATGGTGCATTCACTACTGATGGTCAAGTTAAAATTGATTATCTGCCAGTAGGGACACTTATAAGAGCCACGTTGACAGGTTCATCAGGTTCATCAGTCAACATGTATGCAGAACTACTACAATAAAATTATTATTATTATTATTATTATTATTACTATGAGTGAAAGGTTAAATGTCAACATACGTCGTAGAGTTAAGCGATTCTGAATGGATCGACGCATCTCGAGATAACACTTTTGGGTTTATAACAAACCCAACGGAAGATAATGTTATCTATACACAGAATACGGGTTTGCCGCCTGTGTCATTGAAAGACGGACATGTTTTACTTCCTAAATCACGAGCACCATTTCTAATACAATCAACTGAAACAATTTTCGCTAGGTCACTAAGAACCAACGCGAAAATTATCATCACCCCCGCAAAAGAAAGTAATTCAAAAGAAAACGAAATAACTATGGTCGCACAAAACAGCAGAATTATAATGTTGTTAAAAGCGATCTTACTTGGTATCGAAATTATAGCTGATCAAGAAGTAAACACACTTATTGATGATATTGAAGAGGGTTGAAAAATGGCTTTTGAAATTACATGGACCAGCGATAGAACCAACGGTGTAGAGAAAGCCAAAGGATCTGACAATCGTTTGAATGTTTCATCGCGTAGCGATGGACGGTCATATTATAATAGTCGTGACGAATCTTTAGCATTTTCTGCACTGTGGGATGATTCCAGCTCTGAGGCTGGCGATTTTATATTATCTTGGAAAAACACTGATGCGACCGGTAAAGTTTTAGTTATCCATCGGATTCAAACGAATTCGGAAAACACTGATGGTAGTTTTAAGTTACACCTAGTTGACGGTGATGCGATTGGTGCATCGGTTACACCCGTTTGTTTGAATCGTTCTAAACCTAAAACAGCACAAGCGATTTGTAAAGAAGCAGCAGGTACACCATTAACGGGTTTAATATCTGACCTTGAAATTGATCATGTTTCGAATGGTGACGAAATGTCAAGTGATGACTTATTTCGCGTTGGTCAAGATCAAACCGTTGCAATCGAGTACGAGCAAGGCACTACAGGTCGTACATGGGGTAAAATTATCGGTTATTACGAATAATGGCTATTCCAGTTGAAATACAAGGAAGCATGACAAAAAACGGAATTTTAAGAGCTGAAGTTTATAACCCAGTAATTGAAGATAGACCGGGTGAACCGGGTTTATTAGTTTATACCAGTGAAAGATTGGTGAAATCATTTGCACCAATTCCTTTAACTAATCCTTTATTTGGAACAGCACTTAATCAAGACGGGTCTTTCAGCGGCACCCCTGATCAAGTACACAATGGTATCGACGATGTGCTTTGGACTGGAACAGAACCGAGTGGTAACAAAGTAACTTTTAGTTCCGCTGACCGTGCTTTTGCTGGGTCATTCAGTGTAAAAATCGATAATCCATCTGCTGGTGACATTTGGCAATTTGGTAAAGGATCGAATCTAACGATAGCTAACTATTCCGCGATTACACTTAAAATTAATATTGATCGGGATTGGGGTATTGGTGATTCGGTTTCATTATACGGCTACGATACCGGTGGAGCGGTTATTGTAGGTGTTAAAGTATTAATCGAGAATTATATTGATATAACGACTTTTGACGCATGGCAACCAGTAACTATACCATTCAGTGATCTAGGACTGTCAGGAACGATTGATGCTTTCCGAATGGAACAAGAATCGAAAACAGGGAGAGCCGCAACATGGTATTTAGACAATTTTCAGGTTGAAGAAACAAGTGCGGCGATTAATTTCAGATACAGCCCAAATGGGGATACAGTATTTCATATCACAAAAGCCCAAGTTTTCGTTGTAGTTGATGGGGTTTCCGAAAACGCATTGCAAGCGTATGATAAATTCTATAGTTTACCTGCACTTGCGAACGGGATTGGTGCAACTATCCAAGCAGGCGGTAATATTGTTGTCAATACCGCTGAAAATGATTTACAAGATGCGATCCAACAGCCGCAGGTTACTGTTCAAACGGGCGGCGATGGTACTAATAGCTGGATGAAGGTGTTTAGTGATATAGAATTTGCATTGGATGGTCGAAAAAGAGATTTCATCGAATATCGAGTACAAGACGATTTAACAGGGCTTGCGGTTTATAGTGTTTGGCTCTTTGGTTGGCCTGAAACAATTTAGTTGTGTTATAATCACTTAATCTCAATGTTAATAGTGGTTAAATCATGCCTAGATGTGTAAGACTCAAACGAAAACACCGTAAGGTTTGTGTCGGTGATCTAAACAACACTATCACTTTGCAGAATCGTGATATTACTGCGCCACAATCCGGCTTCGATGCCACTGAATCATTCACTACAAACACACTTGACGCGTGGGCAAAGATCGAAACTAGTCGAGGTGAGACTGTTTTCGATGGTGTTGATACTGAAGTTGATGTGACTCATGTATTCACAATTCGATGGTTATCCGGTATTACTGCTGAAACTTGGATCTTGTTTGACGGTGAGAGATTCGATATCCTTGATACTCAAGACCTTGAAGAGAGGAACGAATGGTTGATAATGAAGTGCACAAATAAAGGAACGACTGCCAACGCAGCAAATGAAGCATAAAAAAAACCGCTGTTAAGCGGTCTAAAATGAGTGAGAGGTTATCTCAACCTGATATTATCAATAACTAACGAGGTTGTCAATTAATGATTGAAGAAGGCTCTAACAATCGAGAAGTGTTCCTATCTTTGGATAACATTGATGAAAATACCCGCCGTGGTATCCGTCAAGGATTTTTCAGGCTTGGTCGATTAATGGAGGTTAATCTCAAAAGAGAATTGATGAAAAAGAATAAAACTGGTCGCATTTATCGAAACGGTCGAACTAAGACCGGTCGAAAGCGTCGACATCGTGCATCGGCACCAGGTGAAACACCTGCTAACAGATCTGGTAATTATCGACGAAATGTTGGTTATCAGATCAGAGGTTCGGAAAATATGCAATTTGGTGTTAGAGAAGGTGCTCCTTACGCTGAGTTTTTAGAAGAAGGTACTAGTAGAATGGATCCTCGACCCGGTGTTGGTAATACCGTGAAAGATACTGAAAAGGATGCCCAAAATTTCTTTGATTCAGCTTTGGCGACAGAACTAACATGAAGACAACAGACATAATCGGTCAATTGCAAGCCGTACTTCCCCAGGAAACGGACTTGTTCAGTTCTACCATAAGTGTAACGAGCATCACGCCATCGGGTACAACAGCCACGGTGGTTACTTCAGCGGTACATGGTTTATCAGTTGGTAACTCTGTCGCAATCAGTGGAAGTGAATCACCCGTTGGTATCACAAGTATCACCAGGGTGAGTACTTTGGTAACGGTTGTTACTACTACCGATCATGATATTACCGAAGGATTTCACCCAACCGTGACATTATCCGGTGCAAACGAAGCAGAATTTAACGGGACGTTCAATCTTAACACTGCTGTGAATCGTCGAACTTTTACGTTTATCGTTGCTGATTCTGGCCCAACAACCGGTACAGGTACAATGTTACTTGAAGATCCAGGTGATCCTATTGGGTTCAATGGGTTATTCACAGTCGACACTGTACCGACAACAACATCATTCACTTACACGTTAGGTAAAACATTAACGGTTCCCGCAGATGGAACTATACTCATGCACTCATCGTTGAGAGTAACTGGCGCAGCAACGGTCGAACGAGCTGTATCAATGTACACCAAACAATCAACACAAAGCGACATGTGGGCCTTTGTGGTTCTTGACGATGGTGTCGTCTCGAAAGATCGAACTTCTAGAAATGATGCTTTATCATCAATAGGTCCAGGTGGAGACAGACGACAACAGTTTATTCAAAACGCGTCAGTGTATGTTTTCGTTAAGTCGACCAATGATTTATCAGGTAGATCTTCGCGTGATTTGATGGTTGATGTACGTGCTCTTTTACTTAAGGCGCTAATTGGTGTAAAATTCACTAGTGATTTAAATGCACAAGATGGATCAGGTATGATTTACGGCGGTGACGGTGTAGAAATTTACGATAATGCAATCTATGTACATCGCTTTGAATTTCAATTACTGACTAGCATCACGAATAGTGATACAGTAGACCCAGGTTTAAATGTTGCGTTTAGAGATGTTAATGTTACGATATTAACAACACTCGGAACTGAAGAGTTAACCGCTGATATAGATTTAGACGATGAACCGCTACCATGAGATTAAAATATGTGTAAATGTGAAAAGTTGAAAATTAAGGTGAATAAAACGGTTGGCACCTACAAGAAAGGGACTATTGTCACCGTTGATGCTGTTGACGGTGTACCATTATCCAAATTTTGGCGAGACAGAATTAAAGATTCAACTATTGACAGTTGTGTTTCTATCATTCCTAAGCGAGTGAAAAAATCAACTATTGACAAAACTAAGGAGACAGATCGATGACTACACAGTCAAACCCCAATGTAACGGTTAACATTGTTAGTGCGGTTACCACCGTAGCTAATGAACCGCAGAAAGTGCTTTTCATCGGTCAAAAACTTGCCGCTGGAACCGCGACCGCTGGTGAACTCCAAGAAGGTATTCAAAACGATAATTCGTGGGATACTCTTTTCGGTGCTGATTCAATGCTTGCAGCAATGATTCGATCAGCAAGATTACTCAATCAGAAAACTCAATTCGATGCAATCGCGCTAGATGATGATGGTAGTGCTGTTGATGCTACCGGTACTATTACGGTTGTTGGTACTTCAACGGAAGTAGGAACATTGGAGGTGATTGTTGGTTCTGAACAAAATCATAAAGTTTCTGTAGCTGTTGCGTCAGGTGATACACCAACAGTTATAGCGGCTTCAATTGTCACAGCTGTCAATGCTAGTGATAATGTTCCGGTTCTCGCTTCAAGTTCAGTCGGTGTCGTGACATTCACGGCTTTAAACGGTGGGACATACGGTAATACATTCGGAATCGAAGTTATAGGCAGTGTCGCAGGTGTTACAGGTACAGCAGTTGTGGCAATGGCATCAGGTGCAAACGACCCAACGTTGACTAACGTGTTTGATGTCGTTGGTGATACTCGTTACCAAGGTGTTGTTTGGCCTTACGCCGATGACACAACTGTTGTTCGAACGTTCTTAGACGGTCGATTCAATGTTGATAACGATGTTTTAGATGGTGTTGCATTCACATCTAAAACTGACACTTTAGCGAATTTAACATCTACTTACGGTGCTTTAAACAGTCAATCGTTACTCGTAGACGGTGATAGAACAATCACTGAAACTAATTACAAAGGCCCATCGGTGATAGAAATTCCCGCAGTAAAAGCGGCAATGACTGCATCACTTCGAGGACTACGATTAACATCAGGCGCTAGTATTGCCGATATTGTTATCAGCCGAGCCGGTGGATTAGATGCTTTCGGTGGACCAGCTTTAGCAAGTAAGCCGTATTTCAATACTCCGATGCGATTGATTCCGGTGACTCGGAAAAGTCGAGGTTGGACATTGACCGAAATCGATACTTTGAACGGTGTTACAACTGGTGTATCAACCATGGGTAACAATCGAGCGGGTAATCAAGTCATACTTGGCGAACAAGTCACAACCTATAAAACCGATTCGGCGGGCAACCCTGATGTTAGTTTTAAATTCCTCAACTATGTGGATACTGCGAGCGGAGCACGAGAATTCTTTGTTAATCAATATCGTGCTACGTATGCTCAAACGCGTTTGACAGAGGGTGATTTGATTCCTGGGCGTGATATGGCTAATCAAGCGAAAATTGAAGCTGACACGATGGGGTTTTATAACACATTGTCTGGTCCAGATTACGTGTTAACTCAATCGGGTGAAACGGCTAGAACGTTTTTTCTCAATAATTTAATCGTGAGTTTAGACCTTGCGACGGGAACCGTAACAATCGATATGGGAACCCCGCTTGTTACTCAGTTAAGAAACTTATTCGCAACAATGCGGATCGTATTTAGCACAGAAGGCTAGGAGAGAAACCAATGGCGACAGTAATAGCGAATCCCCAGGTGATTGTGAATAACATTCCACAGGCGATTAAACCTAATTCTTTATCCTTCACCGAAGGATTCGGAGAACAAATATTAAGAGCAGCGTCAGCGGGTGGTAAATCCGTTGTTCAAATACTTGCTGATAACGTCGAAGATAATTTTTCGGATGTTAAATTCTCTTTAGATAACACTATTGATAACATTGAAACAGCGCGTGTTTGGAAATCACAACCGGGTCAAAACGGAATTGTGGTTACTGGCACCGTTACCGATGGGAGTACAACTACGAATTTTAGACGAGTGTTTAACAACGCGTCTCTAATGAATAACTATGATGTAAATCTTGGTTCAGATGTATCTATTGATTTAGAGTTTAGATCTGACCCAGCACAGTAATTTCAATCAACAATAGGCGAAAGGTATGAATCAGATCCAATTCACGCTAACAAAGCCCGTCAAATTCTCATTCGAAGGTGAGGACACTGACGGGACGTTCATAACATTAACAGAACCATCCATCAAACAATTAAAGTATGTTTCCGCTTTTAAAAAAGCGTTCTTCCAATGTGCCGAAAAAGCATCAAGCGGTTCTGATGTAGATCAAGTTAAAGATCCTAACGATAAAGAAAAGGTCACTAGTGAAATCATAATGGCGCTTTTATATGCTCATTATCCTGACATGGAACAATTATTCGCAATATCTAAAAAATTATTTATGTCGGTGGGTATCGCACAGGTTGAAGGTATTGCGGATTTTAATCAATCCGTTTACGATACTATGTCGATTGCTGATTTTGAAAATATGATCGGTACATATTTAGTAAATTTTATTCTACAATCTGCGCTGAACCAAGGGAATTAAGGTATCAAGCAAGGATTGTTGTTCGATTTTTTAAGGGAGGGGAAAACGTCGAGCGGTTGGAAAATATGACTGTATCCGAATTTAACGAAGTGGTAATTGATGTTAACCGGATACAGGATTCAGAAAAAAGGGCGGCATCAAAGTAATGGCTTTTAATGTATCTTACAATTTTATCGCTAGTAATCAATTCAGTGGTGTTGCTAAACAGATAAAAAAATCCACTGACCGCGTTAGAAAAGCAGTCAAATCAACAGGTAAACAGTTGGCTATTACCGACGGTGTAACTAAACGTGTCGGTAAGTCGATGAAATCTAGTTTCGCTAAGGTGTCTAAGGCCGGAATAAAATCATCTAAGATTTTAAACAAAGCCCATCAATCAACAGGTAGACAATTAGTCAAAGTTAAAAATATTGCTAACACAACAACCGCGTCCGTTGATGCTGATTTTAAAAATACCGCTTCTGTAAGTGCTAGAACGTTTCGAAAAATCAATCGATTCATCAACTCATCCAGGAAGACATTAGAGAAATTTAAAAACACTAGAGCTTTCACGGGGATGCGTGCTAAAGTTCGCGCACTCGAACGGAGTTTTAAACGCCTCGGTAAAACGATTCGTAAGTCAATGAGTCAGTCCGGTAAAGGTTTTAGAAATCTTGTCGTGGGTGCTGGTGTAATCACCGGCCTAGTGAAAGCAACGCGTGTTGGTGCTGATTTCCAAGATTCATTGGCTGATTTATCGGCTATCACAGGTGCCACTGGTAAAGATTTATCTTTGTTGACCGATGAAACATTGCGTTTAGCTAAAGGTTCAGCCACCGCTCAGACAGAAGTTGCCGCAGCAATCAAGGTTGTTGGTTCTCAGAAATCAGAATTGTTAAGTAATATCCCCGCGCTGATATCTGTTACCGATAAAGTTCTTTTACTTAAAAACGCCGCAGGTATCGATCTTGCCGATGCTGCAAATATTGCTACTACATCAATGAACATCTTTGGTGCAAAGGCTAGTGAAGTAGGTAAGTTTGTTGACATTATGGCGCAAGGTTCGGTTGTGGGTGCTTCTTCAATCGCTGAAACAGGTGAAGCGATTATTATCGCCGGTGGTGCAGCTCGTAGTGCTGGTCTTAGTTTTAAAGATTTGAATGTGCTACTGCAAACCACATCTAGAGGTGGTTTTACAGCCGCCCGAGCAGGTACAGCATTGAATTCCATACTTGGTCGATTACAGCGAGGTAAGAAAGGAGTGTTCGCTGGCGTTGATTTCGAGAAAGCAAATCTCCAACAAGTATTTGTTGACATTAAAAAAACAATGGATGCTTTCCCAGATTCAGTTAAACGTGCACAATTTGCTACTGAGTTATTTGGTGAAGAACATCAGAAAGTTGGTTTCGCACTACTTAATAATGTTGAATTGATAGGTAAATTCGGTAGGTCAATAACTAAATCAGGCGTTGCTCAAAAGCAAGCAGAGTTAAGATTAGGTACATTTAATTCAAAAATGAGAAAGCTTGGTGTAATCATCAAAGATAAAATCATCAGGTTGTTTCAACGACTTGAGCCGATGCTTACTAGTTTAGCTGTTAAGTTTGGAAAGTGGATTGATTCAATAACACCTGAGCAAATTAATAAATTTGCTAAAGATTTAAAAGTATTCGTCAATGATGCTGTTGTGATGGGTAAACAAATAGCTCAAGTGTTTAAAGAAGCATTCACGGGGGAAGGGTTGAAAGAACTGAATTCAGATCTTCGTAATATTGCATCAGTATTAGGTGTAATTGTGGATACTGGATCAATGGTTGCATCAGTTTTTAAAGGTGTCGGTACTGGAATTGGTGAAGGTGTTGCTAAAATAACAACTGGTAACATATTTAATCAAGACCTTGACACATCGATCCGTGATGCTTTTTCAATCGACGGTAGATTATTCGGTATTGGTGAAAAGGTAGCACCAGCAATTAAATCTGTGGCACCTAAAGCACCAGTTGCACCTAAAGTGGTTGCACCAACTGTACCTAATACGAAAATTGTTCAATTATTCCCTGATTTATTCCCGTCAATCAGTGATGCGTTATCTTCCATACAATCACCTGTTGTCGCACCGGCAACAATAGTGAATGATTTATCCCCGCCTACATTGAATAACGTGGTATCACCTACATTATTGAACAATGTGATGCCCGCAGTGATTAAACCAACTGTACCAACACCTGTTACCGGACCAATTGTTGACGCGGTAGGTGATTCCAAATCAACAATCGATATCAATATCAACGCACCCAGGGATACCGTTCGAAGCGTTCAAACTAGAGATGTGGGTGTTGGTAAAAAACTTAACGTCGGTGTGAACATGAAGGAGGCTGTATAATGTCCGTATTAACATTGTTAGATGATTTACAATCTGCATCATATAAAGGTGCTGGATTTTTAGTCAACGTCATGTCAACTAGCGGTGGAAGAAAACACGCTTTACATGAGTACCCAAATTCCAATATTCAAAATATTGAGGATCTAGGGCTTAAACCCCGCGATTATAAAATTAATGCGATCATTAATGAACCAAATTACAAATTCAAACGAGATGACCTACTTGAAAAATTAGAATCAGGTGGTCCAGGTATATTGATTCATCCGACTTTTGGTCGTATTGAAAACATGGTTGCTGTCAGTTGGACTATGATCGAAGATTTGAAAAAAGCTGGTGATCTAACTGTTGTTATTGATTTCAAACCTTCGAATAGTTCAGGGTTGCCGGTTGAGACTGCTAATACTTTAAGCATCATTAAAGAAAGAGAGACTAATATATTTAATAGTATTACTGAAGATATTGGCGAATTATTCGATGTGACTAACGCGTTCACTGGTAATTTCAGATCTGCACAAGATAAACTGAATCAATTTGTGTTAGCTGTTACCAATAACACAAGCACTTTGACATCAACGACCGGAACTATTAATAATTTCAATCAAACAGTAAGTAATTTTCAATCGAATATCAACACTTACATAAATCAACCGTTGCTGTTGGCTGATGGAATCGAGGCAATATTTACAGCTATGCCCGATTTATATGAAGATGCTGAAAGTCAATTTTCAGTACAGTCTTTATTTTTCGGATTCGGTGATGATGATATTGAAATCCCCCAAAACACTGTTGGTAGAATCGAGAGAAAAAATAACAATGACATCATTAATAGTGCCGTACAAGGATACGCAGTAGCTCAGGCATACACATCATCGGCGCAAATACCACTTAACACAACTGAAGAAATTGAAAATGTTGAAAACACACTAGAATCTGGTTTTCAATTAGTTAAAGATTCAGGTCAATTATCATGAGTATTTCATCAAAATCAATAAGTTTATTGGAAGACCAAAGAACAGTCGCTCAAGAGTTTTTCAATCAACAAAAATTAAACGCCCAACAAATTATCAATGTGGATACTCAATTATTACCTGCGCGTGTGATCGCCTATCAATACTACGGTGAGTCAACCCTAGGTGCTGATATTGCAGTTTTAAACGATGAGATAAATGTCTCGTTTTTATCGGGTAATATTAAGATTTTCACAGCATGATTATTTTAGTTGTCAATGGTAAAGCGTATGAACAGTTTACGGAAGCATCAGTTTCGTTTTCAATGGATACTTTTGCTAGACAGTTTCGATTCTTAGCGACTGGATCAGGTGGTAACCCTTTACCATTCAAAGGTGGTGAACCTTGTTCTATTTACATTGATGAAGTGATTCCTAAAAATATAATTTTAAAGGGGTTCATTGATGTTGTTGACATTACGTATGATGCTAAATCTCACAGTATTGAGGTTAGTGGCAGGGGTCAAACTGCTGACATCGCGGATTCTACAATTGACACTTTGGAATTAACTGCTGAAATTAGTCTTGCGGGTGCGATTGGTGCCGTGATCGGTCAATTCGAATCTAACGTTAGCGTTGTTGATTTAGTTCCAGGATTAGCATTATTTAATATAGCAGAAGATCAGATCGGTGCTTCTGGTAAGAATGGTTTTGAATTCATTGAGGAATTAGCTAGAAAACGTCAAGTTATACTCAATGAAAGCGGTGCTGGAAATATTGAAATAACAAGAGCGCAAACAATAAAATACGAACAAAAATTACAAAATCTAATATATGATGATGGTAATAATATCAAGAGTGCTCAAGTGAATTATGACTTAACGGGCGTGTATAAAACATATATTGCCCGAAGTTCGCAAAATGCGACTGCTTTGAATAATTCTGGTTCCCTGGATCTGGACCAAGTAGTTAATCAGAGTGGTCGCTCCACTACATCAGATGTGCGAAACGGTAGACAATTCGCATTCATTGCCGAAAAAGCATCCAGCAATGATCAACTAGATGAACGTGTGAAGTGGGAAAGTAATATCAGACGCGCAAGAAGTAGAATATATAATGCTGTTTTTGTGGGTCACAAAACTCAATTCGGTGAAAATTGGGTTGTAAATAAATTAATTAGTGTTAACGATGAGTTCGCTGGAATCAGTGAAGATATGCTTGTCAACAGCGTTACTTTTATTGAAAACCTAGAAGGTGAAGTTGTTCATCTGGGGTTGATAGATAAAAACGCCTATACGCCTAATCCCGCTGATAGCTTATCAGATGGGGTGGGAAATCAGTATGTATTCGGTGGTGGTTAATGAATATCATGAACATAATTCGAAATTTAACCCGACGAGCTGTTGTAACATTACCGGGTGACGATGATTTAAATGCACCAGTCCAACAAGTCAGCTACCTCAATAAAGCATCTGATGTGGAAATAATCACGCCTTACGGGGTACATGCTAACCTTCCAGCGAATAACGAAGTGTTAATGACGTTGTGGTCAGTCGCAGGTCAAGAAGATTTTCGCGTCGGAATGGGGTATACTCCAAAGCTAAGACCGAAAGAAACACCTGCGGGCGAAGTGATCTTTTATCATCCTTTGACCCAAAGTAGAGTGCAGTTTAAGAACAATGGTGATATTGAAATTGATTCAACTGGTGACAATGGGAGCACTATTATCACCATTAAGAAAGATCTGAGTATTACTGTACTCGGTGATACAACTATTAACACCACCGGTGACACAACTGTCACAACGGATGGTAACGCGGTAATCGATGTGACAGGAACGGCTACGGTCGATTGTCCCACAACTAATTGGACGGGAGATATTAACTTGACTGGTGATTTGGATATAACTGGTAATCTTGATGTTAGTGCAGCGACAACGCTTAGTCCCACTGTTACATCTAACGGAAAAGACATATCTGATACGCATACACACGCAGGATCAGCGACCGCACCAAGTGGGCCGGTTGTACCTACAGGAACACCAGTATAATGTCGATACCAAAAACAGACGCAGTAATGACTAAAGAAGGTCGGATAACTGGATATTATGATTTCTCATTAACTGACGATGGTGATATTCTAACTGAAGATTTTTTTGACACAGCTATACTGATGAGTTTTTTCTGTGAAAGACGAGCCGCATCATCTGAAATACCTAATTCGCAACGGCGGCGAGGCTGGATCGGGAACGAATCAACACCAGGTTTTGAGATGGGTTCTAAAATTTGGTTATACGAACAAGCGCGAATCGATAGAAACACTTTGAACGGTATTTCTGATGCTGCAAATGAATCTTTACAATGGATGATTGATGATGAAATCGCTGTATCAGTGAGATCAACAGCTACATTTTCAGATGATTCAATTAATCTAGAAGTGCAGATCGATAGACCAAATTCTAAAGTAGAAAAGAGATATTTCACGCTTTGGGAAAACACCGGGAGTTAGAAGAATGCCTTTAGATTTACCATCATCCGCTGACGAGGTAGTTCAACGCGCAAAAGTTGACGTTCAACGAGAACTCGAAGGTTCTAATCCGTTTCTCAAGAATCATTGGTTAGGTGCGTTAATCACTGGATTAGCTAATCGAATATTTGATTTTTTTGTTCAATTAGATCAAGCGGTTAAATTAAGTTTCCCTGATACAACCAGTGGCGCATTCCTAGCGAGATGGTCGAGTATTTTCGGAACATCTAAAACACCGGCTACGCAATCAACTGGTAATATTGCTGCTACGGGTACAGCAACGACCGTGATACCAAGTTCAACAAATTATCAATCTAGTGATGGTTTAGTTTATACATCTACCGCGCTGGCAACAATAACCGCTCAAAGTTTGGCAGTAACATCGATTACAAGAGTTGGATCGATAGCAACACTGACAACTACGCTTGACCATGGAATTGCGTCAAATGTACCAGTGACTATTTCGGGTGCCAACGAAACTGAGTACAACGGAACGTTCGATGTCACTGTGACCGGCCTTGATACGTTTATTTATGATGTTACTGGTTCACCCACAACGCCCGCCACTGGTACAATCTTAGCTGGTTTCACGGCTGCATCAGTTCCAGTTCAATCAGTTGATTTGGGTGCAGATGTTAACCAGAATCTAGATGCTGTATTGACATTACAGTCACCAATTTCAGGTGTTGACAATGCAGCATCCGTTGATTTTGGTGAATTAGGCGGCGGTGTAGATGAAGAAACTGATGCTGATAATAAAATTCGATTGTTGGACAGAATTCAAAACCCGATTGCACATTTCAATGTTGCTGAAATAACAGCTCAAGCAAAATCGATTGCTGGTGTTACCCGTGTGTTTGTTGAAGAAGTTACACCGGCAATTGGTCAAGTTACTGTTTATTTCATGCGTGATAACGACGCTGATCCAATCCCAAGCGCATCAGAAGTTGCGACTGTCAAGGCTCAAATCATAACTGTTAAACCAGCCAATACGGCTGATGTTGACGTTATTGTGAGCGCTCCAACTGCTATTTCAACAGCGTTCACATTTACTAACTTAACCCCTGATACATCGACAATGAGGACATCAGTCACGGCATCGCTAGAACAATTTTTCGATGAAGAAACAACAGTAGGTGTTGATGTTGACCAAGATAAGTACCGGGCGGCTATTGCTAACACCATTGATACAGAAACCGGTGACGAGGTAACAACGTTCACATTATCCGCGCCATCTGGTGACATCACTATAGCGTCAGGTGAGATCGGAACACTTGGGACGGTGACCTACCCATGACCCAATTTATAAAATCACATACTATTGATGAAATAATTGCCTCAATAGTTACCTATTTACCTGGTGGTGAAATGTTCATTGCTGCTCAAATAGCAGGAACGAATCAAAATGACTTGTTGAGAGGTATCGGCTTCACATTACTTGATGCTGAGAATTTCATAAAAGTTTACAACGCCGAATTCATACCAGATAATACAAGTGCGTTTGTTGCTGAATGGGAATCTGCTTTAGGTATACCAGATGATTGTTTTCCTGGTTCATCCGAATCAGATTTAAGTATCAGGAAAAATCACATATTGATTAAATTAGCATCGCTCGGTGTTCAAACTAGTGCTGATTTCGTCAATCTGGCTACAATATTAGGGTTTCCTGACACAACGGTTATTTCAGGCGTTAACGAGGGTATAACACCATTGAATGAAGCTAGATTCACAATAGTCGTGGGATTCCCAGCACCAGACAGTAATATTTTCCCTCTTGATTTCCCTATTCCATTCGGTACAACTCAGTTTGCGATACTTGAATGTTTATTTGCTAAATTGAAACCAGCCAATTGTGTGATACAATTCCAATTACAAACAGGTATTCAATATCTTTTCCAGGACGGTCAAGAGTATGAATTTCAAGATGATATATTTCAGGAGTTTTAACAATGTCAAAGAAATTAACTGATTTAAATTCAGCTACCGATGCGGCATCCGGTGATTTAGTACATTTAGTTGATGTATCTGACACTACGGATGATCCAGCAGGTACTAGCAAAAAAGCTACTGTTGATGTTTTGCTCACAGGTGACCGAGTGGTTACAAGCCCATCGGCGGCGGGTGTTGGACTAACCGTTGATAAAGATTCTAATGATGCGGGTGATATTTACGCAATGGTTATCAATTCAGATAATGCCGGTGCTGGTGCACCGGGTGGAATTGATTTAAGCTCAATGGCTGTTGATGAACCTGTCATTAAAGCGGTAGCGGATGCTATCACAACGGCGGGTACTGTCAGTCATCAAATAGCAATAGATATTGGCGGTACTACTTTTTACTTAGTCGCTCACACTCACGGGTCTTAAGAATATGAAAGATATTGTAACAAAAGCAGATAACACATCACCACCAAGCGGTAATTTGACAGCAGCAGAATATAACAATGTTCAGGTTGAGCTCGAAAGTGCAATCACTAACACCGGTCAAACGTTAGATACACCTACTGATAGTGAAAGGCAAATGACTCAAGCGATCGCCGTTGGCGGTGAACGAGTATCTAGAGCAGATGCCGAAACCGCTCAAATTGGCGAAATTGTTTTACCTGATAATTCGGCGGCAATATTAACCGTTGATTTACCAAGCGCTGATTTATTTGTGAATGCTGTGGTATATTTCGAACCAGTTGAAGATCAGCTATATTCCGTATTTGCTTTAACAGTTGGTAGAAATGGTAACTTAATTATGGGGTTAGCTGAAGACATGGTTGTGAATTCTGAAACCGCTGACAACGATAAATTCAAAATGACTTGGAAAGGTGGATCCGTTGGTTGGCTTGTTTCAAAAACTGAAGTTGTTGGGAGTACTTTATGAGTAACATTGATGATTTTTTTGCGAGTGCTGGCGCTAGTAATATTGGAATCTTTCCATTTTTCGAAAGTAAAGTAAACAATGCTAGATCTCCTGGTCACCCTTTTGGTTTTCTAGATGATGGTGACTACTTCATTATGCCTACATCCCCAACAACTGCGTTGTCATACCGTGACAATGCTAATGTATCACAATGGTCTAAGGCTAATTCAACAACAATCAATGCTGCATCGGACGCATGGTTAAGTTTTACCTATGATTCGGTCGATGACCTGCTTTATGTAACATCGTTTGATGAAACAACAGATGTTATATATCTAGCAAGTATCAATGCTGCTGGTACTATTGTTAATATTGGAACATCTGCGGCAACAACTGTTAATCTTACTGCAGTAACTTATGGATGGGGTTCTTCAAGTGCCAATTACCCTAGTATGATTAGAGACGCAGAAGGTTCTGGAAATTTTACGCTGTATATGAATGGTGGAATAATTATTGTCTTAAATAGTGGTACTGGTGCTATTGTTAGTGAGACAGTTAATCCAACTTCAGATACCGGAAATTTTGTTTCAACTTCTGGTGTTTATTTTACACCATTCGGATTCGATCTTGACGATCCTTATCGAGTCTGTTACATCGGCAAGCAGCATCCCGACATTACTAATTATATAGGGCGTTCGACTGTTCTCATGCCAACTGCTTACTTGGGTCTACCGCAAGGCACTAGTAGTAGTAAACGTCAGGGCCATTTAAGTTGGGGCGGGGATATTCTTCTAAGTGTAGGTAACGAAAATTCAGGACCAATTCGATTTGATAAAACCTTATACAATGATGCGGTTGATGAGATTGCTACAGCAATGAATATAATTTAAAGGTGTTCAGAATATGAGAAAAGTGAAATTTGAATATAAAGAGAATGATCTGGGTGGCATTGTATACCCTGATGATACATCTCAGTTTCGTGATACTTATGTCAAAGATGGGTTCATCTACGGTAATTATCTGGGTAGTAAGTCGTCAATCCAAAACGCTCCTTTAGATTACATAGATTTAGAAGTAGCTGTTGATAAACACCAATATGCGATCGGTGAAATCATCACATTCACGGGTGAGTTTAGTGATAAATCGTTGAATATATCAATTGTACCAATTACCATTCTTGATAGAAATGGTCGACATGTTGACAATATAGGGGTTGAGGTTAAGGAAGGGTTAATATCTGGTGCTGTAAAATTCAATAAACCAGGTGATTATTATATCTCACATGAGGGAATTAATTATCACAAAAATATTATACCTATCGAATTAAGATTAAAAAAGGAAGTTAGTTTCAGAGTTTATAGATAGGTTTAAGGTTGACATGCTTGTCAATAACGGTTAAGGTTGACATGCTTTACGTTCAATAACGAACATATTATAAACATACAGAGGTTAAATCATGAAGAAACTATTATTAGTTGTGCTGTCGATAGCATCACCCTTATTATTTGCAAATGCTGAGTATTATGAAATTGAAGTTAGTAATACTGGTAATGTCCACATAGCCTTTCCTATCTTTGAACAAAAATCGATTGGGGGTTTTGACAAATACAGTTGTAAAATATATTTATCCAATGGTACAGCTTTATGGGAGCACTCTATAGATGCGGCAGCAGTAAACCAACATTCTACTCACAGTTCTTGCTTAGACCAAGGGAATCTATCTTCGGGGAAAAGCTATTTGATGGTATTAGAGTTTGATGATTGGCCCACCCATAATAAGACCAGAACGCTACCTGTTATTATAAATGTCCCCTATAGTGGCACGGAAACTGTTGCAACTAAAATACTGTATAAGCCGTAAGAAGCAATGAAATTATCAGCTATCTTGTTATTGTTGTTCAGTATTAATTCGGTAGCTGATAACTATGTTCATATCAGCATGTTTTCACATCATGTTAAAGATTCATATAAATACCGTCAAGATCATAATTTGATCGGAATTGAAATTGACGAAAAGTTCATTCATTCATTCATCAATTCACAAAATGACCGGTCGTTTTACATTGGTCGCATTCGTAGAGATTATAAATGTAGTGGTAATTGGTGTCTTAATTACAATTACGGAATACTCACGGGTTACGATATGGGTCCGTATAAATGGACACCTATGTTTTTTCCGATTATATCATATGATAATGATGTTAAATTTGATATCACAATCGTTCCATCAGTGGTTTATTCAATACAGTTTAGATTTGATTTATGAAAATATTACTCATCATGTTAATACTAACAACTAACGCCATTGCTGATCCATATATTGCGATCGGTAGTATTTATGATGCGGATATAGCAGGTAAAAAAATGCTTGCTATAGGAACACAAACGGGTGACTGGAAATTCGAAATATCTTATTTTGAAGAGTACACGCGCACATCATGGTACGTGGATCATCCAGAATGGAGACACGCACCATTAACTATTGTTAAGAGTCATTCAACATTCTCAATAACTAATAAATTGTATAAAAAGAATTTCGGTGAAATAGAATTTTTTTATGATTTTGGATTTGCAGTAACAGATCGGATATCAAGCGTTAATTCATCACATTTACTATTTAAACACAATGTAGGACTGTGGTTACAACCATGCGGTCTGTACGTTAGCCACACATCAAACGCGGGTTTAGCCGGTGTGAACGCCGGTGAAGATACTTATCAATTCGGATGCGGTATAAGTTTTTGAAAATAATAGTCGATAGATTTCATTCAAATCGAGAAACTACATTATCTAGAGTGAGTATCGACGGTGAATTCTTTTGTTTCGGACTTGAAGACGAATATCATTCTATCAAGATAGCTGGTGAAACTCGTATACCATCAGGAACTTATAACATGACCATGCGTAATGTCGGTGGTTTTGATAAACGATATAAGAAGAAGTTCGATTTTCATTTAGGTATGTTGCAAGTTCAGAACGTGCCAAACTTTGAGTACATTCTAATTCACATCGGTAATACTGATGAAGATACGGCCGGATGTCTGTTAATCGGTGAAGGTGCGATTGTATCAGATAAAATAAATATACAGTACTCAACCAACGCTTACATCAAATTTTACAAGAAAGTTGTTAATGCTTGTTTAAATCGAGAATTGACAATTGAATATTTAGACAACGATAGGATTTCATATTATGGCCTTTGATCCACTAAGTGCATTATTCGATTTGGGAAAAACAGCTATTGAAAAAATTTGGCCTGACCCCACAAAGCGAGCTCACGAATTACGATTACTTGAAGAACTGAAACAGAAAGGTGAACTTGCCGAATTGAACGCACATGTTCAATTGCTTCAAGGTCAGATGACGATCAACATGGAAGAAGCTAAACACAAGAGTGTTTTCGTCGCTGGTTGGCGGCCGTTCGTCGGTTGGGTTGGTGGTTTCTCACTTGCTTATGTATCTATTCTTGAGCCTTTAATGCGATTCGTGGCTGCCATGATGGGTTATGCTGGTGAGTTCCCGATTATCGACACCACTTTGAATATGCAGGTATTGATGGGTATGCTCGGTATTGCAGGCATGAGAAGTTTTGACAAAAAGCAAAAAACCCAAACTGATAATATTAGTTGACAACCGCGTCAATAAGGTTTAATATGCTTGTAAGTTAATCGAAACGGGTAACAACTGATGAGTGATTTAAAACAAGCAGCAAGAGACAATGTGGCTTATAATTATGAATTACATGCATTACACTCATTGATGCCAGATTATGGATATGCAGGCCACGTGACACAGGATGAAAAGATAATTTACTCAAATGATATGATTATTTTTGCTGACGAGGTTAGACAAGGTGAACATGATAACAATTTTACAATAGCTCAAAAAATGCATTATTTCTTAACTGGGGAATGCATAGCATTATTGGGAAAATGGGGTACTAAATCACATGGGTAAAACAAGTAAACGCCGCACATATTCTAAACGTGGTGAAAAGCTATATCATGATAATAAATTTTGGGATAAAAAAACAGATGAAAAACGAGACTCTAAATCATGAAAACTCTAACCGTCATACTATTATTGGCATTCACAGGTTCGGTGTTCGCGGATCCTATCGATGATTGGCTCAAGACTGAAGAAGCTCAAAAAGAAGCGTACTATGTAACAAAAGGCACGCTTCTTTGTCGTGAAATTAAGACAATGAAAAATTTATATAATTATCTCGTTGTTAATAATTTTACTTACAATCAGGCATTGATTAAACGATCACCATGTTTCCCTTTGCCAAATTATCGATTCGGTCGATTGATTGGTGCAGATGGTGAATTTTTATTAATTGAGTATCGATACAACTCAAAATTCACATTGAAAAGCTGGACTCATCGCAGATTCATTTCAAAATGGGTCGATTACAAAAATACATTGGTTAAATAACACCAAATAATATATAATTGGCTTTTTACCATCATAAGAGTGACAGCAAATGAAAAACGGTAACATTCCAGAACCTAAGCCTGATAATAAACCTAACCCGAAGCCTAAAGATCTATGATTACTTATTTTTTATTAACGCTGATCACATTATTCGCATTTAAAAAGAAAGACGATGATAGAAATGCAATTCTTTATTTTGCTGGTGCTTGCTGGGCTATGCTATATATTTGCACCATCATACCTGTCGAAGTTATACAGCGACACTATCTAATTTGTGGAATATTGAACCTGTTTATCGTGGTTAAGTTGAATAGTTATAAAAAATCATCTCTAGTTATGTCGTTAATAAACATAACGTTAGCGTTTATTTGGTTAAATTTATTTGGTTTAATTTTAACCATGTTGAAAATCTCGCCGCTGTACTTTAATATAGTTTGTAATATTTTATACATATCCGTTTTAGCCGTAACAAATAATAAATGGGCTTGTGATGAACTTGGAAACTTTAGAATACATTGGTTTGATAATTTCTTTAATAGTAGTAATCATCGGAGCGCATTACAATTGCAAGTCTTCCCGAAGAAAACGAGAAATTGATGCTTGGCATGCAAGGCTCAACCCTCCAAACAAAAATCGTAACGACAGGTAGCGCAATTGTTGGCAGCGGTACGATGTTTGGCAGTTCTTTGGAAATAACTATTAAAATTATTGGTGGTGTTCTATCAATAATTTTAATTGGTTATTGGATCAGAAAAGATATTCGAGAAACAAAAAAAGTGGAAAGACAAAAAGAACGACATGTGTTAGATATGGAAATAAAAGAACAAGCTTTTGAAAATTTGAAAAATCAAAACGAGCTTTTGAAAAAACAGTTGGAAGACAATTAACTCGCCTTCCTTCTTTTGAACGATACCGTTTCATACCAATAGATAGAACCATCAGTATAATAGTAAACATACTCATTCACGTTTACCCATTCAGCAATCAATATCAAAACTTTTTACCACCTTCTTTAGCGCGGTTTTCTCGCTTATGATCGGCTCGGTTTTTATTGTACTCAAATTTTTCATACAAAGCGCCTGGAATATCATAACCCCGCGATTCTCCAACTTCAAGAATGGTGCTGATTAATACACTGTAACATGTGCTCACATTGCTCGCACCATAATGAATTGATTTAGTTAAATCAATCAACGCTACATTACAAGTTAAATGCTTTCCGCCGATAGAATCGATATCATTCAACATCATATGATGTGATACGTCGATATATTTCCAACCATATCGACCACCAAGATCAAGTAATCGAATCATTGCGTCAGCTAGTTCAACCTCTCCCATTATCCGATGTGGTAAATGATCATCCATTAGAGTTTTACGTTCACCCTCTGTCGCTTCTGCGATTTCTGTGGAAACTAATTGTAAGGTTTCATAAATACATCGGTTAGGGTCATCCCACCATCCAACTTTTTTATTTTGAAGGTAGATCTTTACTGCTAATTTATCAATTTCTTTCATTGGTTTTTTCCTTAATTAATGTTTCGACATAATAATTAAACGTTCTGTTTCTTTCGTTTATTAAATCCATGCGTTGATCTAACGCGATTAGTTTTAATTCAACTTCCTTCATTTTATTTGTGTTTCGTTTTCTCTCATAATTTAAACTAGCTATAAGTGAAAAAATAATTACTAGTAACACCAGTGTGATAATACGTGAATTCATGATTCATTCCTCAATGGTTCAATTAATTTGTGTGCTTGCTCGATGTAATAATCATAATTTATCGGCATACGTATTTGTTTTAGATCGTTGCATGGTGCGACTTTCCAACCAACGTTTACACCGATGCGCCGATAAACGTCAGGTTTTTTAGCAAGTGGTGGCATTATCTTAATAAGCGAAACACCGTGATCACCTGTTACATAATATCGGGTTATGTTTTCAAGCGGTTGATCTTCACCATCGCTATCAACACCAACTAGTTTAGAGCTTCTTGGTACTTTCGCACGAAACATGAAATCCATCATATCAGTGTGCGTCCTGATGAAATGGTCAGGGTCTTCACCACGCACGAGAGCGGCCTCAACTGCTTTCTTTACGACTAGACCACCGTGATCTTTATGCCACGGTAGTTCACCTTGATCATCGCGGTTATGAGCATAAGCACCCTTACGTTTTAATCCACCACCTTTGTATTCAGCGATGAAATTATTCACATCACGAATGAACATTCGACTGAATTCCACACGTTCGAGTTCCAGCAATGTGAAATTTTCCCACCAATCACAAACAGCGTTGACCCAAGGTTCAAGTGTTCTAGGGATCTTCACCGTTAAGCCATCGGTGTTCGCTTGAATCATAGTTAATTTTGAATGAACCATTAATTTTTCGGCCAATAAACACAATAGTAATTGACCGTTAATTGTGATTGCCATTGTATAGGCAGGATCGTAAAAAGGAGAATACACACTGTTCGAATCACCATACACACCGTTGAGTGCTAACTTCAACATCGCATTTTCTGGTGTACCTTTCTTATGACTTTTTCGTTGATTATATAAATCTAGGTATATGTCACAAAATTGTTCAGATAAGTGTTCAGGGTAAAGACCGTTCTTAATTGCAAGATTTGGATAGTAACTTGCAACATCGATATCAAGAATCATATATTCATCATCAGATTCAACGGTTTGAGATTCAACAGATCCATGAATTCCACCGGTTCCAAAATCGAAAGTAAACCCGTTTATTTGACAATTTAAATTTCTCATTTCAAATTTATACCCTGACAACTCTAAATCAGGTAAATGTTCTAAAACAAGCGGTAACGGTATACCAACACCACGATTTGCAAGTGATGTCATTTTTTTACGAATTTTGTCATTTTCTACATCGATAACCGATTGGTTACTTATGCCAAAAACTTTAACAGTATCGATAACCGATTGGTCACTTATACCAAAAACTTTAACGGTTGAATGATCAGCGGTCATTGCTGTGAATTGATCACAATTGATTTTTGTGAAAACACCTTTGGTTTCGGTAATCACTTGAGACTTAAGATAATTTAGAACGTTTCTGAAACCCTGCTGTTCGAATTCAATATAATCGAAAATTACATCATTAAGGTGAATCGATGGTCTGATTGTTTGCCTTGGTTGTTTTCGATTATTATGATCTCGATAGTAACAAGCGCCAGGTAATGCTTTTTCTAATTTTTGAATGAAATAATTTTTACCAATTTTTGTATCATTATAATTTGTAAAGTTTTGGTCATATTTAACACTCAATTCATCACGCATTCTAAGAGCATCAACCGAATGATGATAGAACTTTTTAGTTTCCTTAACATCATGTTTATTGTAATGTCTGAGAATCGGTAAATCTTCACGTGCGATTTCTGTATTTGGGGCAAACGGTAGATCACAAATATTTTCTGAACGCATGTTGAACTCAAGAACTTTCAAACTCGTTCGACGAGCATTGTTATCAAAGTGGTGAATTTTATATAAATCTACTTGTTGAACTATATGATCTGATTCCCAGATTAAATGTTCGAATGGGTTACCGCCGGTGATGATAGCGCTCGCTTTTTGCCAAATTTCAAAACAGTCAATGTCATAACCACAAGTCATGATTAAGTGTAATATTGGGTAATCGAAACCAACGTTATTGAAACCAGCATATCTTGTTTTGATTGCAGCACACTCGTTAACAAATTCTCGCAACTGATATAAATCGTTCCGTTCTTCTGATATTTCGAAAAACCATTCCTGATCACTGTTCGCATCTTCAAAGGCAATTGTGAACACATTCGGGTAGGTTTCTTCGTCGTAGATTATATCAGTTGTCATCAATCCCCCCAGGGTTAAGAACGCCCCGAAGGGCGGTTGTTGTTATTGCTGGTTTAGGTATCCATCACCAGCCGGTGCGACCGCTGTTGTAGCACCTGGACCAGCGGGTTTCATGACTGCTAACCCTTGGTTAACTAACGTTTCAGCCGTGTGACCTGCTGCGACATGAGCATCATAATCAAGTCCATCGTTCATGATGACAGGACAGTTGTTAACCGGTGCGACTGGTGCAGCTTGTTGGACTGGTGCAGCTTGTTGGACTGGTGCAGCTTGTTGGACCGCTGTGTCAATCTGAGCGTTGCTCGGTAAAACAGCTTGACTACCGCCGAATGCACCCGCTGCATCAGGTGCGCTTTGACTAACGATCTGCGCGCCAGCTCTAGATACTTCTAGCAATTGCGGGTTGATGTAAATACCGGGTGAATCAGTTGATCCGTTCCCTTTAATGTTCACAACTACTCGGACATAATCACCACATTTGATTTCGTTCTTGTTCTGAATTACCTGATGTGGTTCATATTTACCAGCGTGAAAACAAGAATATTCGAAACAAGATGATATATTAACTACCCAATGACCTGGGAACCCTTCTTTATCACAAGGTTTATTACCTTTCTTATTCGGTACTGTCGAATCACCGTCGATTATTTTCCATGCGAAAGTGGGAGCACCATGTTCGCCGTTTGACCAATCTGTAACAGCGGCTTGATGAATCCCTTGACCCCATTCTGTCTGGTTCCAATGTTGTTCGCTACCTTTTGCAATCGCTACGGCGATGAAAAAACTTCGCAATGGTGAACCGTCTTTCATCATTTTCGGTTGATTGTTTCGATCTTTTTGAGCGTGCCCTTCCATCGGATGTCCTTGCACTATTCGCCCGCAAGGCAGTGTGATTTCAGTCATAATTAATTTACCTTTTTGTTGCCAAAAACCCTAGCGGCTTTTGATTTAGTTGAATCCACAATCTTGGTTTTACCAGGTGGACGTTTAGAATACATGCTAATGACACTTTCGTCAATTAGTTTTTTAGCTTGAGTTGGTGTAATTACACCAGGCTTAGATAAATCAACATCCATTAGTTGGCCGAGTGATATCACCTGGTCCACTGATTTAGTCCAAGCCAATCGACCGGGCGGATTGTCAAGCGCTAACCCATCAATCACAACGTTGTTTTTAATTGACGCAATAATTTGAGCATCAATTGCGTTAAGTCGACCATTAATAGATTCCTGCGCTCGAACTAAAATTTCCCGTTGTGATTTAAGTTGATCAGGTGGTATCACTTCAATTTGCATTGAGTTAGATACATCAATTGCGTTCATTGCGCTGCGGTTTGCTGTTTTACAAGCGTGAAATGCTGAACAATATTTACAATGCGATCCTGATTTAGTTGGAGGGTTTGCGGATAAAGCTAATTTAGCACTATCGCGCAACGTATCTAAATATAAACCGAGTAAATCAGATGCTTTGATTGAATGTGTTCTGACTGAACCATCAGCGTGATACGGTCTTGGTTGAACAATTGTAAGATTTACAGTTATGTCTGAAATCGGAGGCAACTGATTAAGTATACCGATCGCGTACTGAATCAACTGGTAATTTTCAAACGGTTCAACAATCACGAAACCATACTTAAGATCCCACAGGTGTAGAGTGTTAGTTTCTTTATCAAATACCCAAGCGTCGGGTGTTCCTTCACTTTCGGTAGGATGTATTTCTGTGATTTTAACGTGCTGTTCAATTTGAAGTTTTGAGAGAACACCGCCTTTCTGACAAACATTTAATACATCCATGACGTACATATCAGCACCTTCTGTCATTTCTTCAGTAATCATGACATCATTTGGCGCTTGCTTATCAATGAAGTCAGAACAAAGGAGAACATTATCACCGGTAGTGTAACTGATGAGAACTTGTTCACCGACCCAATGAGCCGCTGTACCTTCTTCAGCGGCTTCATTCGTTTTGTTAGGTTCAGGGAATTGTTCTTGCATCTGAACAGAACCAGGACATTTAACCCACCTGTGGGATCCGCTTGGCCTTAACCTTGCCATAATTCTTCTAACCGGTTATGAACGCGGAGAGCGTCACCAGGATCTTTCATCAAATCTGTGATACTAGCGATGCCGAATTCCTCTAACACGCTGTTAACGATATTAGTGTAATCGGGGTTTGATTGTTGTCTTTTCATGAATAAATCCATGACGGTATTGAAGTCAACGGCTGCGACGGGTTCAACGGCTGCGACGGGTTCAACGGCTGCGACGGGTTCAACGGCTGCGACGGGTTCAACGGCTGCGATGGGTTCAACGGCTGCGACGGGTTCAGCTTCACCATCTTTGTTGATTTCGAAGGCTTGTTCAGCTTTGAATTTATTATCAGCTTCGACGTGTGCGATTAAATCTTTGCTAACACCTCGTAAATACTTCCACGAGTTATCACTTTTCAGTTTTGTTTTCTTACTTGAATGGATGCGTTCATCCCAGGGCATTCCTTTTGAATCGTATTCACTAGGAGGGTTGATTTCAATGGTGGCTGATCCAGCAGGATCAACGGCGGTGATGTA